GGTGAGAGCAAACTGAGCCTGACGAAGGAGCAGCAGGCAATGGTGCTCGACCTGGGGATGAACTACCAGGGGTCGGGAAGCTGGGTGCAGGCTGGTTTTGAGCGGTTGCAGGCAATTCACGCCGAGGGCCAGCAGTTGTTCGTGTCACGGGCGCAGAATCAGCCCGGTTCGCCACTGACAGCTGGGGGTGCGGAGGCCGTGAAACCTCCAACGACGTTTGAGGACGCAGCCAAGTTGGCACGGGAGCGGTTTCGCGCAAATCAGCAGTAGCTGACCGAAACCCAACACCCTGAAAGGAGTCCGGCTAATGGCTGGCTCGTCACTTTCAGCAGCCGACGCGGTACTCAAGGAATTCTACGTGGGTGCGATCGTCGAGATGCTGAACCAGAAGACGTATCTCATCGACCAAATCGAACGAGATACGGACCACATCGATCACACGGGTCGCCGTGCGATCGTGCCGGTCCACAAGGGACGCAACCGTGGCCGCGGTTCCACCGGAGACGGTGGCACGCTGCCCGGCGCAGGGAAACAGTCGTGGCAGGACGCGCAAATCTACATTCGCTACAACTACTCGGGGATCGAACTCACCGACGGCGAGATCGAGGCCACGAAGTCCAGCGAGGGCGCGTTCATCAACCTCCTCGACGCGGAGACGAAGGGCGTCGCAATGGACATGCGCAAGGACATGAACCGCCAGGCGTTTGGGGTGGGGACTGGCCTTCTCGGAAAGATCGCCACGACCGCAAAAGGCACGGTCATTAAAGTCCAGACCGAAGCCGACTTGCAGTACATCCAGATCGAAGACACCATCGACATCCTCAAAGAATCAAACGGGAAAGTCGAAGGCAAAGGCGTCGAAAAGGTGGAAGTCACCGAACGCAACGTCGCCAAACTCGAATTCACGATCTCGTCCGAACTCGCGGGCGAAGTGAAAGAATCCGATAAATACGGTGTCTACGTCCACGGCAGCTACAAAAAGGAGATGGACGGCCTGCGTAACTGCACGGCCGCGAACCGCACGCTGCACGAAATCAACTCCGAAACGGCCGGGAACGCCTACTGGAATGGGCAGACCCTCGCCGTCGGCAAATCCGCAACCGAAACGTCGGTGGCGAGCGAGTCGTCCTTCGAGCAGCTCGCGGACAAAGTAGGAGCCCAGGGCAACGGCGACGTGGAAGTCTTCCTGACGACCCGCGGTATCCGTCGCCGGCTGGCGGACTCTTACCAGTCGCAGAAGCGGTTCAACGACGCGGACGCCGTGGACGTTCACGGCGGCTACTCGGCGATCATGGTCAACGAGATCCCGGTCATCGCCGACGACGATGCGCCCAAGGGCTTCGCCTTCGGGTTCAACAAGTCGGCGTTCAAGTGGTTCGAGCAGACCGCGCCGTCGTGGTTGCAGCGGGAGGGTGGCGACATCTTCCAGCTCAAGCCCGGAGGGACGCTCGGCGAATGGGCCGCTGCGTGGCAGGCGTGGTTCAGGTGGTACGTGGCCCTTGGCTGCGTCGCCCCGAACCGCACCGGCCGTCTGGAATTCTGCACCGACGAAGCGCCGCAGTAGGCAATAGGAACGGGGGGCGCTCTAACAGGCGCCCCCCGTTGTCGTATCTCCTCACCGAACTTCCGTCATCTCCGAAAGGGAGTGTCACATGGCTGCTTCAGCCGCGAAACTGACGTACAAAAAACTGTTCAGGACGAGCATCGGCGGTCGCTTCCTGACACTCATTCAGGTCTCAATCGAAGGCGAAGCCGAGGAATACAAGAAAGGCGGCATCGCGATCAACAAGGAAGAACTCGGGTTGCCGGACAGCATCATCGATGCGTGTCTCTGCCTCAACTTCCTCGACGAAAAAAACGAAAAAGCGTACAACGCGGAGGTCATCGAAGAAAAACTCGTTCTCTTCGCCACCGGGGCGGAAAAAGGGTTCAGCCCGGAACTCACCGAAGCGGAAGGCAAAACCCTCAAAGGGTACACCTGCACGCTACTGGTGATCGGACGCTGAGCGCGATGACACAGACGCTGCGCAGGGCGACCATCGCACAGGTAAGAGCCGGCCGCGGTGGTCGCCTGGTGGAGGTCGACGACGACATCTTCGACCTCGCCAAGCGGCTGCACGAGATCGACACCAGCCTCGGCCTCGACTGGAACGACGCAGGTGGCTACTTCCGCGTCACACAGGCGCTCGAGAACGGCCAGACGCACGTCGTCCTGACCTGCCAGGAGCTGACACCCGAGGTCATCGAGCGTGTGCGGCTCGTCGTGAGCACAGGCTACGACCTTGTCGGCGAGTTGGACCGCCTCGACCGGGAGCGCGAGCGGGAGAGCGCGCGGCGCCTGAGCGAGAAGACCGGCGTGCTCGGTGAACGCCTCCACCACGCTCTCCGCAAGGACCTCGCCGTCAAGGACCGGATCTTCCTGCCGCCAGGTGTCGATCTTGGCCGCTGACCCCTCGGCGATCGTCGCCGCGCTCAATGACGAGCTGGAGCAGTGGATCGTCTGCCCGACGTGCCTGAAGGTGGACGTCGGCTGGGGTGGTGTCTGTGGGTGTGGGCGGGGGATGGTGCGTGTCTACTCGGAGCCGGCGATAGAACGGGCTGAGGCCCGATTGTCGGGAGGGAGCATCTAATGTTGCAGCTTATTGGTGACTCGGCAGTCCTCCCCACTACCGAAAAATGTGTGTCAGGGGAAGCCTATGCGTTCCGGTTCGAGGCCACCAGCACGGGACTCCTTGAGGAACTAGAACTTCTCACGGCTAAAGACGCCCAAGGAGCGACAGCGGTTGAAATAGGGATTTACGCTGACAGTGGTGGCGAACCAGGGGAATTGCTTGGTAAGGGCACCTTCGTGGGCAAACCGGGTGAAGGCGAATGGATAAAAGCTACGGGCCTTTCCGTTGAACTTGTTTCGGGGGTAGCATATTGGCTGGCGTTCCTATCGCATGGGGGCACTCTCTTTTTCCTCATGCAGACCCTCTCCGGCGGCAGCCCTACCGATGTCTTGGTGGGGCAGGCGGAACTCAAAAAAGCTAAATGGGGCGTGTTGGAAGGGCAGGGACCTGTCAGCGTCCGAGGGATGGGCGAACTGATCCGTAGGAATGTGGGCCTCCAGAACTTCCTCGGCATCGTCAACGAGGTACTGAACTTCGGCTTCAACGATGGACCGCAGGTAAATCGCGGCCGCATCGAAGCGTGGGTGAATGAGGCGCACTACCAGATCGCGCGCCAGGTCGAGGCGCCCGAGTTTCAGGAAGCCTACACCTACAACACAGAAACGGGCGTGTGGGAATACCCCCTTCCTGCCGACTTCCTGCGAGTGCAGGATATTTGGTACCCCGAACAGGAAATGCGCCTACGTCCGGTTGATCTCCAGAACTTCAACATGACCAACCCGCAGGTCGTCGCCGGAAGCCCTGCGATCTACACGCTCTACAAGAATATGTTGCTGGTCTTCCCGGCGCCCCAGTCCAATGGCGAAGAATTGGTGATGCACTACATCAAAGAACCGCGGGCGCTGGTCAACCAGACTGACATCCCGATCTTGAACCCGAACTACTGGCACCTGTTGATCGACTACGCGGTCTGCCGGGCGTTCGAAGCGGAGGACGACTACGAGGCATCCCAGCAGTTCCAGGGGCGCTTTCAGCGCGACCTTGCGGCGTACGCGACGGACGTGCAGGCCCGGTCGAACGACCGCCCCAGGGTCATCGACGGGACGTGGACGCCGAACCGCGCCAACTACGGGACGAGGGCCTACTGATGTCCCAGCTCTCCACACAGCAGCACCAGCGGTCAGCGACGATCCCGGCCTCGAAGGCGTACCCGCAGGGCCGCTTCCCGATGCCCGACCGCAGGCACGCGGAGCTGGCGCTTGAGCTTCTCCCGACGGCGAAGAACATGAGCTCGAGCGAGGACGATGCGGTGAAGGCCCGCGCTACCCGGATGCTAGCCGCGAAGAGAGTGACGGCATGAGGCACTACATGCTGATGCCGCTCTACAACAAGGGCCAGATCAAGACCTTCGTGCGCCTCGACCCCGAGGACTACCGCACGCACTCGGTGCATCGGTGGTATTGGGACAAGCACGGCTATGGCAGGCGCTGGGTGCGGAGAGGCGCCGGGTTCCGGGCGCTCCTACTCCACCGCTCGATCGCGGGAAAGGACGGCCTAGAGGTGGATCACAAGAGCCTCGACAAACGAGATAACCGTCGCTCGAACCTGTGTGTCACCACGCACGCACAGAATCACCAGAACAAGGCGTCTTACCCCAACACGCTCTCACGATACCGGGGAGTGACATTCGACCGCAGACGCGGGAAGTGGATGGCGAAGCATAAGTTGAACGGTCGCACACATAATCTTGGGCGCTTCGAGAGCGAGCACGAGGCGGCAGACGTCGCCGCTCGCTTCCGCGCGGAGCACATGCCCTTCTCGGCCGAGGGAAGGAGGTAGGGAGTCATGCGCGGGACTCCCTTCTGACTTCCTGTACTCGGGGTTCGTCGGCGGTCTCAACACGATCGACAGCGTGTATGAGCTGACCGAAACCGAGTCGAGGGACTGCCTGAACGTCAACGCGACCGCGCGCGGCGCGATCCGCAAGCGCCTCGGCAGCACACAGTTCGTCACCAAAGGGCTCCCCGCAGTCGAACTGACATCGCTATTCACGGCGACGATCTCCGGCACGAAGTGGATGATCGCAGCGGGCGACGGGAAAATCTACTCGATCAACACAGCCGGCGAAGCGACCGAAATCGGCAAAGGGTTCAATACGACCGCGCGCTGGAGCTTCGCACAGGCCCCGACATCGAAGGGCGTTGCTGGGCAGGGGCCGCTCTACATGGTCAACGGCGTCGATGCCCCGCACTACTGGACGGGCACCGGCGAAGTCAAAGCGTGGACCGGCGTCGAATCGAACCCCAAACTGACAGACGGCATCCTCGTCAAGCGCAAGAAACTCAACACGCTCCTCAAATCCAAAACGGCCGGTTTTCTAAGCACCGACGTGGGTCTCGAAGTCAAAGGCGAAAACATCCCGGCGAACACACAGATCCGCGCCGTGTTCACCGACGAAGAAGCCGAACTGAGCACGGGCGAATCGGAAGAAGTAGAAGAAACCATTGAACACGTTCACTTCGAACTGAAGCGCAGCTTCTACCAAACGTCGCCGCACGTCCCCAACGGCGCGTACATGATCTTCGCCGGGAACCGGATCTGGATGACGGGTATCGCCGCTGACCCCTCGGCGGTGTGGTTCTCCGAACTGGTCTCGATCGGTGAAGGCGGCGCAGAAGGCGACCCGTCGTGCTGGCCGGCCACGAACGTCGTGCGGTTCGACAGCTCGGACGGCGAACCGATCACCGGCATCGGGACGTGCGGCCCCTACCTCGTGTTGTTCAAGGAGCACAAGACGTGGGTCATCCACGACCTCGACACGGGAGCTAACCGCAAAATCGCCGACAACATCGGCTGTGTGGCCCAGCGCTCGATCGTCGAGACGGTCCTCGGCACGTTCTTCCTGACCGCCGACCAGGGCATCTACCTGACGAACGGCTCGAAGCTGGAGGAGATGAGCTACAAGGTGCGCCCGACGATCCTCGGCATCAACCAGGCCGAGCGCCAGAACGCTGCGGGCGTCTACTACGCCGACCACTACTACCTGAGCTACCCGAGCGGCTCCAGCTCCGTGAACGACCGCACGCTGGACTACGACGTGCAGCTGAAGGCATGGTGGCTGCACAGCATCGCCCCGAACGAGTGGGTCTCCTTCGAGCCCGGAGGGGAACCCGCACCGTACGGCATCCCCCCCGGCACCTCGTC